TCCTCGGCCTGATCGTCCACGGAAGTGGCTTCCGGCTCCGGCGCTTGTCGCTCGACGGATGACGCCTTCTCTTCCTCCCCGCTGAAGCGTGACTTCAGTAGCTTGGCCAACGCCGATTCGTCGAACTGCATCGGGTTGATTGGGGGCTGTGCCGTGTTTTGGGCAGGTTTCGCTTCCTGTGTATTCGTCGGGATGTCCATGCTTTTAGACCCTGCAAGCCGGGTATGCTGCGCCATGGTTATTGAAGGCCAACCAAGAAGCCGTTGTGTGAGTGAGAGCCTAGAATTGACCGGAAGTCAACTCCCTCCCGTTTCTTAACGCACTGATTTGTGCGATGAGATCCCTGAGTTATAGGCGCGGTCCTCCGCAGAAAGTGATGGGATGATGGCGTTGTGCACCTCATCCCGCAGCGTGTCGTCGATGAGTTGGCCCATGGCCTTGAGCACCGGGTGCTCCTCGGACACGGAGAGGGCCTCCGAGAGTTGTTCGTCGGTCAGTTTCATTGGACTCCGAGGCGGCCGGTGATGGCGTTCTGCTGCTGTTGGACGCTGAACTGCAGGTTCTCAATGTACTTCTGCAGGTTGGCTTGAAAGAGCGGATCCTGCTGGAGCTGGGCCTGATATTTCGGGTTGGATTGCAGGACCTGTTGGCTGAATTGCAGGCGCATGGGTGCGGTGGGGTCGTTCTCCCGGAGTTGGGGAGGATTACCGAGCGACATGAGCGCGATCTCGTCGTTGGTCTCGTTGAACATCTTCTGCGCGGCCGGTCCCTGCTGCATGACCAGCTCGCTCGCGAGGTTGGGGTCGATGGCCCGGAGGGCGACACTGATGAGCTTGGCGCGGTCGATGACGCCGGCGGTGTCGAGGGGCAGAACGAGGGTGCTGATGGCCTTGAGCTTCTCGGTTACGAGGTCGGTACTCATTTCCCTGACATCAAACTTGAGCATCACGTCGAAGTCCTGCACGTCCTGCGGGAGCGGGGTGGCCGAGGCCGTGATGCGCTGGATCTCGGCGGGGCCGATGTACTGCAGCGTGAGGGCTAGTACCTGGCGGAATGCCTCGGTCCAGCCATGCAGCCAGTTGTTGATCAAACGCTGCTGGCGCATCTGGGTGATGACCGGCGGGACCTTCTCGGTCGGGCGTCCGAAGTAGCGGTCAGTCTGGGCCTCAATGGCTGCGATCAGTTGAAAGGCTACACCGGGCTCGCGTGCGGGTGGTTGCAAAAAGCCGATCTCGCCGCGGCGCAGGACAGGAATCTGAATTGCGGGACCGATCTTCAGGTTGCCGCCGCGGGTTTTGGGGACCTCGATGGGCGGAAGCGTGGCGAGCGACGTGTAGTCGAATATGGAGTCGCGCTGGGCCTTGACCTCGTGCTGCCAGGTGGAACAGACCTCGGGCACGCCACGGCTCTCGGTGATCTGGCGGTGGATGAGCTCGGAGCGCCAGATAACGAAGGGATACTGACCGTGCGCGTAGTCGAGCCCATCAAAGTAGCCCCACTTGTCGCCGACTTGGGGACTGAAGACGGTGTAGAACACGCCGGGGATGCCGTCTGAGTCGACTGCTTTCTGGTAGGCATAGACCACCTCAATCAGATTCTCGCGGTCGAGGATGGAGTTCTCGGCAATGCCGACGGCGCCATACTGGAAGGCAGCGTAGTCACTGAAACGGCCCATCGTGTTGATGGCCTCCTGGGCCCACTCGGCGTCCCACTCCTCGGTCTCGACCTTGTTCAGGAGCTGGGCCTCTGTCATGTAGAACCGGCGGAAGACTACTCGGGCGGACTGAATATCGGTGGTCTCGGGCGGGAACACCAGCTCGTCCCAGGGTGCTAGGGCTGCGATCATGGGCTTGTTGGTGACCATGGTCGGGATGGGGAAGTCGCACTCTCCCTCGGTGCGCAGTTCGCGGATGGCCTTGAGCGCCCGGCGCTTGCGCAGGTTGGGGAAGGCAGCGAGCAGGAGCTCCGCGGATTGGTCGTCGGCCTCGGGGTTGGCGATGAGATTGGGTAGGTCGGCCAAAACCGAGCCCTCGGGAGACTGGGCTGCCAAGGCCACGATCTGGTTCATCGTCAGGTACTGCTCCCTCTGTCCGAGCTCCTGCTGCCAGGTGACGTGGACGCCGGCCCAGCCGTAGGTCCAGAGGTACTGAGAGAGCAACTCGACCTCGCGGGTGAGGTCGTTGTACATCCGGGCGTTGACCGTCCAGTCCATCAGGTTGTGCGCGGTGACCGCTTGGTCGAGCTGGCTGATGTTGGTTGGCGACACGCGGAGCATCGAGCGCCAGAAGGAGGTGGAACAGAGGTCGACGAGGCCGTTGATCACCTCGTCGGCGAGCGGGATGCGCGTGTCGGAGGCCCCGTCCCAGGGGAATGCCGGGGCATTGCGGTTGGAATCATTCCACTTCTTGCCATCGTCACTCTGGCCGGGCCAGCGGCAGAAGCGCACGTTCTCCACATTCTCAACACGGGCGTAGACGCCGTAGTCGGTGGCTGAGCGCCGTAGTTCCTCGGTTAATGCCGGTACATTGGGCTCGTCGCCGACCCGTGCCATCACGTCGGTTGCTTGCTTGTATGAATCGCCTTGCATGATCGTTTCTTTTAGTATCCACCGCCGCCGCGACAATCAAAGCCCCCGCGGCCTACGAACGCAAGACTTGAGACCAAAAGCATCCCCAGGCAGTCGATTGGATCTTTAGTGCAGCCCTTCTGCCCGTCGCGGCCGGTGTGCTCGGAGAGTGCGTAAGCAAGGTTGGTGCAGGTGTCGGTGATGTAGAGGGAGGGCTCGTTGAGCGCGGTGAGCGGCTGGGTGGCGTCGTAGGAGAGGAGACTATTGATGGCGGATGTGCGCTGGTCGACGGGCACGCCGGGTGCGGGAATGAAGGCCATGCCATCGTCGGTGGGGTCGTCGGATTCGGCCAGGAGGTCGATGAGGGTCGTGCCGCCGGCCTCGGAGAGCGCGGGGGAACCGCCGGCCTTGGGGTCGATCAGGCGCATGACGGGCTCGCCGTAGCCGAGGTCGGACTCAATCTGGCGGAAGAGGTTGCGGTACTCGGAGATGGAACGGCCGGCGTCTAGGGTTTGCGCAGGACCGAACTTGCCGTCGGGCTTTTCGGAGGGCAGCGCCCACTCGCCGTAGTTGGAGAAGTCGGGGAACTCACGGACCACGATGCGCTTGCCGTCCTCGTAGACTAGGAGCCACAGGCAGAACCAATTCCGGGCGCCGGCGGGGTCGCAGACCATGTACAGCGTGCCGCCGGGTGGCACCTTGGAGGCCGGGATGCAGTGAATATCGGGGCGGAAACGGGCGAAGGCCTTGCCGATGTTGTCCGAGGCCCAGCCGTAGGCTCGAGTCAGGATCTGGCCCATGGGCGAGGCCACCAGCTTCAACTTCATCTCGTCGAAGGGGTTGTAGGGGTTGTCTTCGCTGAAGAAGAACACCGTCCTCCGGTTGGTCTGGGACTGCACCATAGTGCGAGCAGCCTTTCCTATGGGCCACGTTGGAAGCGCTTGTTTACCTTTGAGCAACTCAGCATCATTGAAAGCCGATATAGCAGAGCCAGCAGTGAACTCCTTGTACACACTAGCCACACCTTCCAGCGGCGTCTGAGTCACCAAGAGCTTGCCACGGCGTGTAATCAGTCGATACCGCAACGTCTCAACCCAGCTCTGCGGCACCAACTCATCGCACCAGATCAAGTCGGCCTCGCGGCCCTCGATGGTGTTCTCGGATTGCGTGTAGTTCAGAAAGTCGCAGCGGGAGCCGTTGGGTAGGATGAATGAGCCGTCGGTGAAGCCATTTTTGCGGCTGTAGTTCAGGTAGTGGATGCGGCCCTTCTTGGTCGCCCGGAGTGCGACGGGCAGGTAGTTGTAGATCGCGGGCTGTTGCACGGTGACCGAGGTGGCGTGGGAGGTGTGGCAGCAGAGTACCGATGCGTTCTCCTTCTCGAGGAGGGTTTGAACCACGCGGCGGGCGGCCCAGAGGGTTTTACCGGCGCGGTTGCCGCCGGAGATGAGGAGCTCCTGGGTGAGCAAATACTCGGTGTTGGCGATTTCCCAGTGGTCCGGGATGAAGCCGTAGGTGTAGGGGTCGGCCTTTTCGAGGAGCACGAGCTGGGTGCGCTTCTGCTTGAGCTCGAGTGCCCGGGGGTGCGAGGCGTCTACCCGGGGGATGACAGGGTGCAGCGGTTGCTCGTTCCACCAGGCGGTGTTGCAGTGGTCGGAGCAGAAGCGCTTCTGCTTGGGGCCGGTGTGCTGCTTGATGATCTCGAAGGGCTTGGAGCAGAGGAGGCAGAGGTTGGGTGGTTGGCTCATTTCCTAATATTTTTCGCTTTGGGAAACCCGTCGACTTTTACCGTCGCCGCGGATTGCCCGACCCCCTCCCCCCATCCTGCCTGGGCCTGCTTGTCGCCGGCCTTGGCGGAGGAGTAGGACGGGCTGAATCGAACCGATTGTTAGCACTAGTGTTAGCACTGGTAGTTGGAATGGCTCGAAACCCCAGCAAACATTGGGTTTCCAGTGCTAACTGAATCGAACCGTTGGTTAAGGTCAGGGGTTAGCACCGTCCGGGTGTCTGCTCGTCGTTCACCGGGGTCACATCGCGCTCTTTGAGGTCTTTCATCAGGTCGCGGTGGTTTACTGAGGCCGTCATGGCAAGGTGAATTGAGGTAGGTTGACCCTTAATTACAGCGAGTTTGTCGGTCAGCACAGCGACCGCTACGGGTAAGCCCCTATCATCTATCAAGTTAATAGAGGATTCAGCCAATCGCTTGGTGCCCTTCCAGATTGCAACCTCCAGGAATCCGGTCACGTCTTTCCGCCAATCCTCCTCGTTTTCTGGATAGTCTACCGGGACCTTAACTCCTCGGATCAGCTTAAACGTAGTGGTGGGGCCAAGTCCGGTCTCTTCCGCAATCTTATCAATCGACTTGTTCTCAAGGATGCCAGCGACGACAGCGTCTGCTTTCTCTTGGGTCAGCTTGTTGTTGAAGTGTTGGCCTGGGTGGTGGGTTTTGATGTACCCAAGCTCTTTGACTGCGTTGAAAACCTTCTCCTGCGTTGCCTGAGGGATCTCGGTGTTGCCTGACAGTACTCGTTGCGTGTACAGGTAATTGACTCCGGCTGCCTTGGCGACGTCCTCGAGACTTGGTCTTTTCTTTGGCTTCTCACCCGGCATAAGGCTTGAACGAGTATGGGTACTCTCCCCAGTGGTTGAGTTGCATTTTGGGCTTCATAGCGAAGTGCTGCACACCTGCTAGGGTCATCCGGACTGCCGCAGCGTAATCCTCAGAGAGATACTCGAGTTTGCCCGGCCTTGATTCCATTACGAACGGCATCCACAGGGTCGGGAAGCGCTCGACGCGCACATCGTCGCACCAGTCGATCTTGTACGGGTACTGCACTCCTGACCCTCCCAGCGCACCAAGTGTTGCCATAAGGCATTTGCGGGGGATTGCGAGGCATCCGGATGCGAACATCGTGATGGGCACAAGCTCCGCTGCGCATTCGGCGTCAGAGATTTGATGCTTCAAGGCCTGCAAGTGCTCTGCCTTGGGCCGGAGGGCCGGCCTGGGCGGAACTGTCCGGCATGGGTAGGGGATGCAGACCGTTGCCTGGTGCTCATGGGCCAGCTCGGCCATGTGGATGATGTCGGATGCATCGAACTCAATGTCGTGATCAAGCTGGATCCACACGTCCTTGCCTGAGTCAATGAACCACTTGGTGGCGCGGCACCGGGACCGGCTGATCAGTGCATCCTCCCGGATGGTGCGCAGGTCGGTCTGCCTGTCCGACCATGAGAATTTGGCGGTTAGGTCGACCCAAGACATGATGCACGCGGAACTCATGCCACCGTAGGCGTACATACTGAAGTGGATTGACGGCCTTGTGCCTGTCTGTGCCGGTTGCTCTGTTGGATCTTCCATCTGCGGGGATTCTGCCTTGGTTGCGTTCATGGTACAATGTCCTTTCGTTGGCTTGCGAGGAAGAGCTCATGCCCCTTGCTGATCAGGTAGACCACGCTGCCTCGGGGCACCTGGCAGGCCGTGGCGACATCGTTCAGCGACAGGCCGCGGTCACGCAGGTCGTAGGCCTTGCGTGCCATGTCCGGCGTGTGGCGCTGCTCGGTGACTTCCGGCTCATCCTGCATGACCGGGGCTGGCGTGCCGTCCTCCTTGAACGCCATGTCCTTGGGGTACGACAGCCAGCCACGCTGCACGCCTATCTTCACAAGGTGCGGTGCCTCCATCAATAGTTTTGTTGTGTTTGTTATTATCATAGCAGTGATATGTCTAGTGGTGTAGCGGGCAAGTGCTGCCTACCCTTGCCGCTTTTATCTCCTATAAGCTGAAATATGCGTTGTCTATGTGCTTTGCCACTGGCGCCGGGGTGGATAACGCAACCAAACCTCCCGTCTGCCTGGATGACGAGATGGTTGCGTTGTTTGTCCCCTCCTTCCTCGGCACAGGCTGGGCATTGCCCGACCAATTTCGAGCCAATTTTACGCAGGCCTATCGCTGTCAAGCACTGTCTAGTGTTTGGGACGGATGGGACGGCATTTTCCAACTTCGTTTCTACTTTGAACACAGTTTTGCTACCTTTACTCATCTTGCACCGAGTTGAGAAGTGCCGTCCTCCGTCCCAAACGCTTGACAACGCTTGACAGCTCAAGCCATTTCCGACGAGGTCAAGACCACTTTCATGTAGCCTCGAGCCTGTTGTTGCTGACCGTCACTGCGGTGAATGTGGTTCGACGGGATGGCCTGGTGTATCTCCAGCATCAGTTCCGCTGCCCGGCGCTGGAAGCGCTTGTCCGGTTCAGGCCCCCATTCCTTGTTGCTGCACATCGCCATGTAGGCAGCATACAGCTCCTCGCTAGTAATACTATCCGATGACATACTACTAGCACGGACATGGTTCACAATAAAGTATCTCACACTATCACTTTCGCTCAATAAGTTGTCTATCATACCGCGCTGCCTGTCGCTGACCGGAAACGGCCTACCGGCCTGCATGACCCGGCACAAGTCCTCCGCGCCCTCTAGGAACCAGTTCAATATCCCGCTGCCTTCACGCTCAATCATCACATCGTGATAGTTGGGGATCACCTTCTCCGGCTTGGGCTGGCTGAAGTCGAGCAGCAGCAGCCGTCTCGACCACGCGCCGAGGTCGCCCTGCACGTTGACCTTCAGCCGGCTATTGGCCGTCACGATGACGTTCCAGTCGCCGACCACGGCCTTGGCACCGCTCTTGCCCTTGAACTCGACGGCCAGCCTGTCGCCGCCGGTCAGCGCCTTCAGGAACTGGCTCTCCTCGCAGGACAGAAAGTCCGGCGGCACATCGCTGCCGATCAACAGCGTTCGGTCATGGAAGTTGCCCAGTTCAAACCGGCTGCCCAAGTGATTCGTTCTCAGCTCGCTGCAG